AGCAGGCGTAGGCACCACCTCAGCAGGCGGCGTAGGCGTTACAGGTAGGGAGCCGGTGTCAACCGGCGGAAGCCCCACCACATCAGCAGGCGGCGTAGGCGTTACAGGTAGGGAGCCGGTGTCAACCGGCGGAAGCCCCACCACAGGGGGAGGCGTTACGGGCAGGGGACTGGTTGGCACCACATCTGTTGTTGAACCCCGTTGCGACGGGTCTGTCGACAGAGGGTTAGCTGCGGGGATTGTTGAGGTTTTGGGGGCTAACCCTGCTGCTGTGTCGACGTAGCCCGCAACAGCTCTTTTCCCTTCCGCAAGAGCAGCAGCCAAAGCCGCATCGGTAATGTCCGTACCCGTTAGCTTGGCTGTGATAGCCGCTCTGGCTACACTCTGTGCCTCTGGGGGTAGGTCACTGAGCCCCGGAATGTTACCAATGACGCCATTTACTGCGGTGTTCATTGCCGCGCCAGCTAAGGCGCTGAGTGGGCTTTGGCCCGTAGCTGTTGCGGTAACCGCACCGCTGACGCCTTGTGATATTCCTTTTTTAACAATGTCTGGTAAATCAACCGTTTTTAGCGCATCAGTTACAGCGCCAGACACGCTAGAGCCAACAAAACTCAGACCCGTAGACAGTGCCGCGCTTTCAAGGGCCTTGCCCACGTCCCCGCCATTGGTGGCGGTTTGGATGATGGTGTTGCCTACCATCTGCGCAACGTAAGGGTTGGTAATACCAAGGGCATTACCGATGGCGGCACCGGGTGAGGAAAGAATCCCGGATAAGGTAAGGCCCGATGTACCAGTAGTGGCCGCTGTAGTAGCCAGTCCACCGGCAACGGATGTGGCTGCTGCGGCCTCTCCTCCTGCCATAACGCCAGCAGCGGCTAACTCGCTGCCAGCAGAAGCAATGGCGGTAGAAGACAATCCACCAGCCAAATCAGCGACCCCTAAACTTTCTAAGGTAGCAGCGGTAGAAGCCGCCCCTGCGGTGCTAACCAACTCAGCAATAACACCCGCACCAAGTACCGCAGCACCAAACACAAGCAAGGCCTTTTGGAACGATGTATCTGGTTCCCAGTTCCAGTAATGCGGCTGTTCCATCGGAACCATCTTGCCGTTTTGTTCTGTGTACTTGACACTGGCGTGTTTATCTGAGCCGGGTGTCCCAAGCATTTCGCTCAGGTCACCGTTAACCTCGTAGTAGGCTACGGGAATCGGAGCTTTATAAGAATAGGTTGTTCCGCCCTCTGCGGGCTCAGATGCAATCCAGCCGCCCGGATCAGCAGGGTGGTAGGTAATCCCTCCCCCTGCGCCACTGGGGGTCCACACTCTACCGTTGGCAAGTGTTAACGATACTGAGCCTGCCGGGACATTGTTGTATTGCAGTTTGCCTGCAATTGCGTCATTAAATTGCTTTGCGTCAATCTCCCAAGGGCTGGTTGGCGCGGCAGACGCAGGTGCTACGGGCGGTGTAACAGGTTCCGGAGTAAAGTCAGTAAATCTTTCGGGATCAACACTATCCCTATAGGGGCCGTCATCTACAAAGGCGGTAGGAGTGGGAGTTTCCCTAGGAGCAGGCGCGGGAGCAGGAGCAGGGGCAACAGGCGTGGGGGCAACAGGGAGGGGAGCATTTTTAGCCGCATCCAGCGCGTTTTTAGCCGCCGAGTAGTTAGCGTATGCCGGGCCGTAGTCCTCGCCTGAAGCGGAATTAAACGCTTGAAGGGCAGCGTTGTAGTTTGCTTGTGCTTCTGCAATGTTCATGTTATTTTCTCAAGGCGTTTGCAAAGGCGAAGGCCCAATCTTGCCACGTCCCGAAGCCGGCACTGCCGGGAACCCCTGCGAACCGACCGATGCCGGACACCGCGTCGGCCCACTGGTGCCACTCGTTTTCCGGTGAAACGCCAATCTGGTTCGCCGCAAACAACTCGGCCATGAGCGCACACCATGCGTCCCACGTAAGGCTGCGGGGGTCGTAGACCTGCGCCGCGTTCATGGGTTGCCCGTCCCGCGCGTATCGCCGGTTGCCATGGAGAGCAAGACACGACCCGTTTGATATGTACCGCCGGCTTCGTTCGAGATGAACCGCAGCCGCATCTCCCGGCGCTGCTCACGCATGTCGATCTTCAGGGTGCTGGAGGTAAAGGGGTATGGTTCCGACTCCACCGTGGTGTCGTCAGCGTAGCCTTCCCCGGTCACGATCACACTCATGGTGCCGGTCTGCACAAAGTCGGGCTCGACGCGCTCTAGCCGGGTCCACAGGTTATCCCCGGGCTGCGACTGGCTGCCCACCAGCCCACCCATGGTGCCGATGCTGTTAGTCTCAAAGAAGCTCTCGATGGCCGTCACGGCGGTCAGGTTGATGTCGTCGTAGCCAGTCTCATGCTGCCACAGGGTGTACGTACCCTCGTCGTTGACGTCGTTGCCGGCCCACAAAGGCTTTGGAAAAACCTCAGAGAACACGCCGGCTGAACGTCGGGCGCCCAGCGCTTCCCCCGCGTCGTACCACGTCTTCTCGCGCACGTTGTAGATGATGGCGTCGGTGCATTCTGTGGCGTCTCCCTTGGGGTAAAACCACCAGATTTCCCCGTACCGGGGTACCTTGGTGGCCCATACCTTTTGGCGTTGGACCATGTTCACGTTGTCAAAGAAATAGTTCTGGTTCAGGTTATTGGGAATCTCCTGCACCTGACCGCCGTACATCAGGAATCGGTCCACGCCGCACCAGTAATAGATGCCGTCGTACTCGATGACGCTGCTGGAGGACATGATGGATGTTTGGCTGCTGACCAAGTCATACGCCCAGTAGTAGTTGACGCCGCCGACGGAGGACGGCTGGAAGGACACGCGGATGAGGGCGTCAGCGGCCCAGAACAGGCCTGAGGGCGACGTAGAGCCGCCCCGGATGGGTAACCCCTTGACGATCTTGCCGGTAGCCACGTTGTTGGCGTTGGCGTCCGCCGACACCCAGTTGGCAAAGTCCCCCGCGCTCGAGTTCTGGATCAGGCCGTTGTTGCCGTACACGAACAGGTAGGGGTGCAGCACCACACACCCGCCCGACACGGCGATGTTGTTGTCGAAGGTGGCGACGATGCTGGCGCTGCCCGTCGCGGCGGCTGACATGGTGACTGCGGCGCCTAGTACAGACACCACCGTGGTGCCCGAAGGTATGCCGGTGCCCGACACACTCTGCCCCGCGCCCACGCGCACGTTGGTGGCCGCTAACGTCAAGGTGGCCGTGGTGTTGGTGGTCGCGGCTGCGGTAAACAACCCCACCTTGGACATCGATGCCGTTGCGGTGAAAGTTACCCCGGTGGGCGTACCTGCCGTCGTGGTGACGGCGGTTCCACCAAAGCTGGTCGACAACGTGAATGTCGTGGAACCATCGGTGACGGTGATGTAGTACGTCGTGGGGTTGGCGTACCCCGATATGCTGCCCGTCCCACCAAAGGTGCCGCTGACCGTGACCCGCTGGTTCACGGTAAAAACAACATTGGAAGGGCTGCACGAAAAGGTGCCGGCGACCCCGGTTATCGTCACGCCGGTCAGCGAGCCAAAGCTGCTGGGGAAGGTGCCGTACAGCACCGGGGTGTTGGCGGTGGACGTGATATACGATAGGTTCTGCCCGGGATGCGCCACCAAGTTGTTGGTGTTGTTGCCGGTCGAGTCGTAGGCGATGTCAAACTGCCACAGGTTGTTGTCGCTGGCAGTAAAGTCGCTCAGGGTGTAGTCATACGGCCCCGACCCAACGCCGCCACTGGAGCCGGTAATCCACTGCTGCAGCCCGTTGTTGTACCCGGACACCACGTAGTTGAAGCCGTCGACGGCGGTCATCGCCATGCCCCGAGAAACCCCCGTCGCGTTCAGGAACACGGCACCGTAGCCCCCAATCTTACGCGGCCTGTTACGCTGGAAACGAACCCACTTGCCGTCCGTAAAGCAGGGCGCATTAAAACGCGTACCATCCCGCTGAATTCCCGCCGGAATTTCCATCGCAATGACTTTTTGGGTCATTAGAAGGTACCCCCAAGGATGCCGCCAATAGCCGTTACCGTCCCGGCCATGGTAAGGCCCGTTGAGTTGAAATAGCCGGCCTGTGTGTTGGCAATGACCAGCCCTACGGTGCCCGTGGAGGGCAAATAGAAGCCGGAGTTCAAGTCCCCGGAAAACTTGATAGAAGGAACCGCCAAGCTGCCGTTGCCGACGGTAAGCGACGTGATCGAACTGGACGAGCCCGAGGCGGCGTTGTAGACGTTGGTGCCGTCGCAGATCAGCACCAGCGAGGTGCCCTGCGACACAGTGACCGTAGCGGCACCCGACGCTGCAGTTTTTACTGTGAAGGTAAAAGCACCTGTGGTACTGTTGGTAATGCTGTACAACTGCACCGTGGGAGGAACAATTACGATCTGGTTGCTGGTAAGTACACCAGAATAGAATTGGATCGTATTTGCAGCTTGCACGGAGGACAACGTAAGGGTGCCGCCTGTTACCGTCAGAGCCAACTGTGTGTACACAAAACTGTTCGAGCGTCCGAGGCCAAAGCTATTCCAGCTAGCTCCGTTGGAGACAACGGTAAAGGACTCCGTTAGCTGTAGCTGTTGGTACGAATTCCCGTCGATGGTATCCGAGCCCGAAGGGTTGACGGTGAGGATACCCGTACCCCCGTTACGGATGCTGACAAACCAATTTGCGCCTACCGAGCTTGCGGACGGCAAGGTAAGGGTACCGACACCACCGGTCCAGACATCCAAGCCAGCACGATCATTCGACGCGATACTGCCGGTAGAGTTATAGGACACCACCGGGCACGACTGGTTAAGGGTAAGCCCGGACGCCAGCAGGCCGGAACCAGCCAGCGCCGAGGCGTTGGCGGAAGACGTGCCGGCACCAAACACCACAGAGGCCCACGAGCCGTTTGTGGTCGTGTTATCGATGAGCCAGATAAAATCCGCGATCCCGGACGCAATCGATATGATGGTGTTGCCCGAGTTATCGGTGACCGTGAAGGCATTGGTGCCTACGTTGCGGACCAACACCGACTGGCCCGTTGACACCTGTTGCGCAGGCGGAAGCTGTAGCTGCAGGCTCACCACGGTGGCCGTCACGTCGATGATGTTGCTGACCGGGGTGCTGTTGTTGCCGTTCACCGGCCACTGCAGCGCCGTGGTGGCGCTGATCGTCAGCGACTCATAGCTGATCGACGAGGGGCTGATCGTCTGACCAGAAAAGGGATTGGTATACGAGGTCATGGCTAGGAGTCCTGTACGATGGCCTGACGATCGCCAACTCGAAGCTGGTCCTCTACTTTAAGCGCGGCCATGGCGGCGTCAAACAGGCCGCCCCATACCTGTAACCGGGCGTCGTCCTTGAGGAACGGCGCGGTTTGTTTTAGGGTGCCATACAGCATAGCGTTCGGGGCATTTTGCGTGAGCCAGTTTGTCTGGTTATCCGATGCCAACGGCGGGAGCCGGGTGTAACACAGCGTCTCGAATGCAAAAGCCGAGGCCGGCGTGGGCGCCACAAACCAATGATCCGAGTCGTAGTCTGCGTAGTAGAGAGGGGTATCCAGCGCCGTTACATCTGGGGCATAGCTGTTGAGGTACTCCAATTTACGCAAATACAGGGGCTGCTTCTGCCCCGCCGTTGTCGTCAGGGTCATGGACACCGTCTTACGCCAACGCGCCGGCTTGGCAATCACAGGGTTGTTGATGTTCATGGCGCCGGTTGCCACCAGTAACTGCCCCAGTGTCTTTATGTTCTCGGCAATCTCAAACTCGGCCAGCATGATGGCCGTGGGTATGAAGTCGACCACCGCTGCATCGGTACGCTCTAGGTACTGGAGTACCGTGGAGGTGAGGCTGTCGTAAGTTAGCGCGGCGGCAGGCGTAGTCATTTGTCAACCTTATGATAGGAAAAGGGCGCGTTCATCGTTTCTGCGCTTGACCAGCCCCGGGAGGATTTTACCCCCGCCCCGTGTAAACTTCAAGAATTCGTCAGCCGCTTCCACCTCGCCCCGAAGAACCTTCTGACGGAGGGTTGATCGCTGAACTCCTCCCAAACCAAGGTTAAAGCTAAAGCTGACAAGAGCATCAAACTGACCTTGGGTAAGCACCACAGGAAAAAGTTTGGCGATGCCAGCTTCAAATCGGCGGAGATCAGCGCTAAGGAGCCCATCTACTTCGGCTCCTGAAAACGTGCGTTGGTTTTCTGGTGCAAGCGGGTAAGCGTCTCTCTGATCCAGAGGTAAACGACCTTGATCGGGGTATAAAACATGTCCAACTCCTATTGTCCAAAGCCTTGCTGGGCAGCGGTATGGTTTGTGCCGCACTCCCTCGTGATGCTTGATCATCTCCTTGCAGCGGTCGGAGACCTTCAATCCCTGCTCCCCTTGAACGCCCTTCCACCGAAATGGAAGCTGATGATGCTTGCAAAGATGATCTGGGTGTCGGCGTCCCACAGTTTTGCAATCAGCACATCAAAGGCAATGTCCCGATGCCAAGCGTAAATAAAGCCGCCGACTTCAACAAACGCAAACAACAGGAAGAAGCCATAGGTCAGCATCGGGCGCACACCGGATCGCAGGTTGACCATCCACTGACTAGCACCCTGACCTATGGCTATGTCGTGTGCGTAGAGCGCGGCCCGTTCTGATGCCTCGGCTTCGATGGCTTGGCCCTCTACTTTGATCTCCTCCACCCGCTGCTGGGCCTCAAAGCCTGCCTTGCGTAGCTCCAGTTCACGCTCAATCTGGAGTTGAGCCATTGCCATCTCATGCTTCTTGTCAGCGCGGTCTTGGAAGAAACCCAGCAGCTTGGGCAGGCCGCCAGCGAGGAAGCTAATCAGAGTTGAGAGCAGGGTTAGCATGATTAGCCTTTAAGGTCAAAACTTAAATTTGCATGGCGAGGGTATTGAACGACACGCTCACCCTCGGGGCATTTGTATTTGATGGTTGCCAGCAGCGTAGCTGCGCCGGGTGCAATCTTTTCTTTTTGCACCAGTGTCAACTGGTAGGTGAAGGTATCAATCTGTGGCCCCGCTGGGCCGCTGAATTTGCTTGCTGTGGTGGTTGCCTCATGCACCATGCCCGATGCGTCACGGATGCTGGGGGTAAAACTCTCAACCGAGCAGTCGTCGCGCTTTTTAATCCGCGCCACGGTGACAGTGATTGGCTGCCCCTCTTGAGCAACAATTTTGAAGTGCTCTGGCCTCCACTCCAGAATGGCCCGGTCAAACCAACCAAACTTGTCGGCAAGGGTGTAACCGCCGCCAATGGCTGCAATGCTGGCTGCAACTGCTCCGATGGCTTTGGTAAGGTCAATCATTTTTACCGATGCAGCGTCAAGCTGGCATAGACGATTGCAGACATACTGAAGATAAGTACACCGGCTGTTTTAATAAGAATGCCCTCTAGTCGCTTTAGCCGTGCGTTGATCTGGTCGTAGCGCTCAGCGCAAACCGCCTCATGGCTAGAGAATTGTGATTCAAGGCTCATATCAATATCCCGCTTTCGTTCGTGCCTCTACCTCGTAGGGGCTGTTGATGTAGCCGTAGCGCAGCAGGTACCAGAAAATCTTGACCGTCCATTTGATAGCCCCGTCCCGTTCGATCTGCTCACAATGCACAGCCTCATGCGCTGCCAGCGGCAGGTTGTCCTCCTGTCCGGGTCGGCAGTAGACGGTCTTCCACGGCATGGTGATTGCCAGCGAGTTGCTGGCTTTCAAGAAAAGCAGAACGGGGAACGGAGCGGGTTTCATTAGTCGTTAAGGCCGGGTTTTTCAGGGGTTTCCAGCGCCTCTTTGAGCAGCTTGAAGAACGAATCTTTGCCCACTTGGAGTTGCTGTAGTTGAAACTGGGTTGAGCCAATCTTGCGATCCAAGTCGATGGTGTGGTTCAACAGCAAGATTTGCTGTTCCGTAAAAGTGTTGGCGTCATGCTCAACACCGTCTATCGTGACGATCTGGGGCTTTTTGTTTTCCATCTCGTGTTCCTTTCAGTGTGCTGCCAGAAGCGGGTGGCAGCGTCCCGTTATGCGGCCCAAGGCAGGGGGGTGTTGGCAGGGCTGACAGGTGGGGTAATCATTGAGTCAATCTGGCCCTGTACGCAGGCTTGTGCGCTAGTGATGGCAGACTCTGGAATCCAGCCAATGACCACTGCCTCGGTCAGTTGGTCGTAGGGAATGAACGGTGTGGCTTGCTGGGAGTCAAACTGCGTGTTGCCGCCGATGCTAGCGGTGTTGCTGCCGTCTACACCTGTGACTTGCCAGATTGCGTTGACCACATAGTTTGGGTCAGGCTGCTGGAGCGTGTACATGGCGGTGATGGTTGTGGTGAAGGTGGTCATGGTTTGCTTTCAAGTTGTGCCACACGGGCGCGGAGGGATTGGAGTTCAGCTACAAGGTCGGCAATAACCTCAGAGGTGCTTGCTTGCATGGATTGGTACACGGGCTTGCCGTCAGCGTCTACCGCGTCTTTATCGCCTGTTACGCTGCTTGGGTAGACCTCTTGGAATTCGTGAGCCAAGAAGCCGCGAGTGCGTGAACCGTCAGCGTTCCATGTGTACTCAACAGGCTGCAAAGCATCAATTCGCTGGCCTGCGTTTGCTACAGGGCCAACAACAGTTTTCAGGCGGTAGTCAGAAGTGGTGTTGTAAAGGGTAAGAGTACCGTTGTAAACAATAGAACCTACACCAGTTTCAGTTGCACCAGCGTAAAAAGAAATTAAACGCCGATCTCCTGAAGTCGCTTGATTCCATAAACCAACGGTGTAGGAGCCACTTACAGAATTATTTACGCCATAAAAAGCAGCACCGTCACCAGTAACCGAAGCTGTTTTTACGGGGGAAACTCCACTTGGGCTAGTCGTAGTCCCCACCAGCAAGTTACCGCTGGAGTCGAACACACCCCGTGGATTCCCATCCCCATCAGACAGCACGATGTAGTTGCTTGCTGTGCGGATGTCTAGGCCACCTTGGTTGCCTGAGAAGCCACCGATAATGGTGTTTTTAGCGCCGGTGGTAATAGCATTACCAGAACCATAACCAACAGCCGTGTTGTATGAAGCGGTGGTGTTGGCATTAAGGGCTGTTTGACCAAATGCTGTGTTATATGATCCAGTAGTGTTAGAACTTAAAGCAGACTGGCCCACGGCACTGTTGTTACCACCCGTTGTATTGGCATATAAAG